GCCTTTGATCCTCTGTACGTTAAAAACAACCAAATCACAATTTACGCCGGGGACTGGGGCGGCGTGAGCGAGGTATTCAGCGGCACTATTACAAAGGCGGGAGCCGATTTTAACGCGTCTCCTGACGTTAAATTCAAAATTGAAGCGGCAGTGGGCTACTTCGGGCGCATGACGGCTCAGGGGCCTACTGCTATACATGGCTCGCAGGACGCATCGGCTTTTATCAAGGGGCAGTGCGAGAAAGCGGGTTTTAAGTTTGTAAATCAGGGCGTAAGCGCTAAAATCTCCGACTGCGTGTTCCAGGGCAGCCCGATCCAGCAGGCGCAGGCGTGCGCATCGCAGATAGGCGCGGAACTGATACTTGACGACGGCTCCGCGGTACTCATGCAGCCAGGCGCCGGGCGCGAGGGCAACACGGTAGTGCTCAGCAGCACAACCGGACTGCTCGGCTATCCCGCCATCACGCAGAACGGCATCGAATGCAAAGCGATCTTCAATCCTGATTTCCGCTTCGGCGGCCTTATAAAGCTTGACACTGTCGTGCCGAAGGCGTCAGGCACGTGGAAAATAGTCAAGCTGACGCACAAGCTATCGGCAAATATGCCCGGAGACGGCTCCTGGGAGAGCCAGATAACCGGCTATTATCCCAACAAGGATCCGGGCAAAAACGGGAAGTACTCATAATGGCACAGATTGATGATTACACAAAACGCGGCCTAAATACGCCGTACACCGATACCGGCGCGTATAACGCGCTTGATTTTGCCATGTCGCAGAAGCTGCAGAACGAGCTGCAGACTGCATATATAGGAAGGATTGACAGCTGCTCGGGCAAAGGCTCAGAGAGCGGCTCCGGCACCGTCTCTGCTACCCAGCTGACGGCGCAGGCTGACGCGTCAGGCAAATCCCTCCCCATGCCCTCTATGACCAAACTGCCGTACAGCAGGACGCAGGCCGGGGTGGCGGCCCTGATTATCGAGCCGGTGCCGGGAGATATCGGCGTTTTCACCTGCTGCAAGCAGGACATATCGGGTATAAAGCAGGGCACTGCTCAGCCGGTGCCCGCAGGCTCCTATCGCTCTTTCTCGCAGTCCGACTCCGTCATGGTCGGCGCTATCCATACAAAGGCGCCGGAGGTATGGATAGAGATAAAGCAGGATAAGACTATCGTTATCCATGCTCCGGAAGGCTGTAAAATAGAGACTGACAGCGAGGTGGAGATCAAAGCCTCGCGGGCGGTAAAGGTTACGGCGCCGAAGGTGGAGATAACCGGGCAGGTGATCATCAACGGCACCCTGACCGTTTCCGGTGACATGACCGCAGGCGGCAAGCCTTATCTCTCACACACTCACAGGGGCGACAGTGGCGGCACCACCGGCGCGCCGCTGTAAGGAGGCCATATGCCATACGGACATAGCTTACTGCTTGACTCGGACTGGGATATACAGCTTGACGCGTCAGGCAACATCGCGGTAACGACAGGCGATTACGCTGTAGCGCAGAATGTATCCAACGCAGTCAGATTGTTTACTGATGATGCGTATTACGATCCTGACCGTGGAATACCGCACTTTGCCATTACCCTGGGGCGCAAGCCGTCCATGAGCGTGTTCCGGGCTGTTGTGCGTCAGGCGGCGCTCGGTGTTAAGGGCGTGAAGGCCGCTGACGTAAAGGATATCCAGTTGGTGCGCAAGGATACATCAAACCCGGCAGGAGACGCCATTACGCCCCGCACGCTCACGGGCGATATCAGGCTGACTATGGAGGACGGAGAGACATATGGCATTAGTATTTGACGAAAGTCTGGGATTTAGCGCCGACAGCGTGTCGGAGGTGCGCGCCGCTGTAGCCGCCGCGTGGAAAGCGGCCTTCAAGAGCGACAGCACCGCAGAGCTGAACACCGAGCCGGAGACACCGGCTGGGCAGCTTGTCGACTCGCAGACGGCAAGCATCACACAGAAGGACAGCGAGATACTCTATCTCGCGAATATGCTCAACCCCTTAAAAGCCACGGGCATTTTCCAGGACGCGCTCGCGGAAATCTACTTTTTGCAGCGCAAGCCTGCCATACCATCAAGCGCGGTCATAAAGTGCACCGGCCTGCCCGGCACGGTCATACCTGTATCCGCTCAGGTCATGAGCGCCGCTGATGACACCGTCTGGCAGAACACCGAGGCGCAGACCATCGGCTCTGACGGCACATGCGAGTGCGTTTTCGAGTGCCAGTCCGCAGGGCTGATTTCCGCCGCCGCCGGAACGCTCAGCAGGATAAACACAATGGTCGCTGGCTGGGACACCGCGGCCAATCCGCAGGCGGCAACCGTCGGGCAGAACGCGGAGACGCAGGGAGCGTTTGAGGCAAGGCGCTACGCGTCTGTCGGGCTGAACTCACGCGGCACCATCGCGGCAGTTTACGCGCGCGTCGCCAACTGCGCGAACGTGGTCTCCTGCATCGTCAGGGAGAACAAGACGAACGTCCCCATCGAGGTAGACAGCTACTTTATCAAGGCGCATTCGGTTTTCGTCTCCGTTGTCGGCGGCAGTGATGAGGACATAGCCGAGGCTATCTACAACTCATGCTCAGCCGGATGTGACTACAACGGGAACACTACGGTATCAGTTACCGACAGCGCGACAAAGGCGGTGGAAAACGTAACTTTCTACCGTCCTGACGAGTACGATGTCTATGTCAAGGTAACGCTGGCCGGCAGGGACACCCTGCCGGATGAGTACGAGACAACGGTTAAAAAGGCGGTCTATGACAACTTTTACGGCGAGAGCACTGCGACCATCGGCGGCGATCCTATCCTGCGTGTTGCTCCGGGCGATACCGTTTTGGCGTCCAGGTTTATCCCCTCGGTGCTTGACTCCGGCATATCGCAGGTAGTAAAGATCCAGGTGTCGACAGACGGGCAGTCATGGAGCGAGACCGCCTACATGCCCATCACCGGCAATCCGACCCTGACCTCAGACCGCATCACAGTCGAGGTGATGTAATGAAAGACTTCACCTCTTTTGACACATGGGATATCGCAGAGACGGTACAGTCTCAGTACGCGACCTCGAAGCGCATGAGGGCGGTGATTGACGCCTTCTGGCAGGCGATAAACCCAAAATCAGACATTGACCTGCTGTACAAAAAGCTGGTCAATCCCCGCACCGCCGAGGGCTACGGCCTCGATGTTTGGGGCAGGATAGTAGCCATCGGAAGGTCGTATCTCGCTGTCGATGACGATACGCCTTACTTCGGCTTTGATCCGCCGGAGGGCGTCAAAAACGAGAGGCTGAACAGCTTCAATAACGCGCCTTTCTACAAGACGATTTACGGCAAGGTGGAACTTGCGGATCCGATGTACCGGACTTATGTCTTTCTTAAGGCCCTCATCAACATCTCGAATTCGTCTCTCGCAGGCCTCAACCGGATGGTGAAGCTGCTCTTTCCGGACGCGGATATCCAGATTTTGCATACGGGCACTATGGTTCTGCGCGTGCTGATACTCTCGCCGTTGTCCGAGAGCGACAAGGCGGCACTTGACAACCTGCCGTGGCTTCCTGCCGGAGTAGGCCTTGAGATATATCAGGTCATAACGCCGACTTTCGGCTTTGCCGGCACGGGGCTGCAGAATTTTGACAACGGAACCTTCGCGACATACGGCATCACTAAACTTTAAGGAGATATTTATGGCGGCATTCAAAGAGCCTAAAAAATTCGGCGTAATCCCCGGCAACGCGGCAGACGTCACAGCCATACAGGACGCGGCATCGGTGCTCAACCCCTCGATGACTGACCTCTTCCCGGCTATCTACCAGCTTGCTCTCGCGGCAGGCGGCAAGGCTCCGGAGCGTACGACTTTCAACGAGTTTCTGCGCCTAATTTTGCAGAGACTCTACTTCATCGAGCGCGGCGGCATGTGGTCATATGACGCGACTGCGGACTATCCGGCAGGAGCGGTAGTAGGCTATTCCGGCTCTCTGTATCTCGCGCTGATAGACAACGGAAGCGGCACAGACGCCGGAGCGGTACAGCCTGACGCTGACGGTGAGGTGTGGCAGAGGCTTGAGACTGCCGCTGACCTCGCAAAGGACCTAAGCGCGCAGATAATCACTTCGGTCAGGAGCAACTGGTACGCCGCGTATCCTGACGGCGCTGAGGCGCACAACGCCATGTGGGGCGGCAGGGACATCACCGCTGCCTTCAACGCCGGGACGGTCTCAGCAAACATCGCCAACGGTACTTTCAAGGACATCTTCCCCGGCGACTACATCACGAAGCAGGTTACGATTTCGGGCACAGCGTACACCGTCAACTGGGTGATTGCCGACTGCGACTACTGGTGGCACAAGGGCGACCAAAACAAC